AAAGCACCATCGCCATACTGTTTTGTTGAGCCAATAAAGTCAGAAGGTAAAGATATACTGTCTGGAGAAATAAACGAAGCACTGTTTGGGACGATGGTCTATAAGAATTACGACCAAGAAAACGTCCAGGAAGGCGACCAAGTAGTTTTTAGTCCTGAGACTGAATATGAGTTCAGAATAGATGATAGATTGTTGTACAGAATGAGAACGCAAAATATATGTCTAATAAGAGAGAAGAAATACTAAAAGCCGCAATGGTTGGGATAGATGAACTCATAGGTGTTCTTCGTGATCCAATTATTTCAAATCCAGAGGATGCATTATCAGCCGATAAGATGAAGAATGCAGCTGCTGCAAAGAGACTTGCATTTGATGACGCATTATACATGCTTGAGAAAGTTGAACAGTTAAGTAATGCTCAAGACATGTCAGCAGTACAAGCAAAGGCAGCAGAGATACCAACTAGCTTTGTTGAGTCAATGGCTAAAGAGAAGAAGAAATGAGTCTATATAGCGTACTTCCAGATTACATAGCTAACTCTGTAAAAAGAACTAAGAATTGGGAATATGGCTACAATGAGAAGTACGACATGGTTGTTATATCTAAGGATGGAAGTCTTGGTGATATATATGAGATTAACGGACTAAAGGTAGGTCTTCCAAACTTACCAAAAGGCAACTTACCGAAAGGTAACAATAAATGGGAGCCAAAAGAATATCCACAAGAACTTTCTAGAATAAAGACAATATTTGAATGGAACTCAAAGTCAAATGAGTTCAAGGTAAAGTGGGTAGATTACATACAGCAAGAGTTTGAGAGCAGAGAGTTTGGACATTGGTTCATGAATAATGGAAAGCCTACGTACATAACTGGCAGTCATTATATGTACTTGCAGTGGTCTAAGATTGACGTTGGTCTTCCTGATTTTCGTGAATCAAATAGAATCTTCCATATATTTTGGGAGGCATGCAAGGCTGACGATAGATGTTTTGGTATATGTTACCTCAAGAACAGGCGTAGTGGTTTCTCCTTTATGTCTTCATCTGAGACAGCAAATATTGGTACTATATCTAAAGATGCGAAGCTAGGAATACTATCAAAGACGGGAGCTGACGCCAAAGAGATGTTTATCAATAAGGTTGTTCCTATCGTAAGGAACTATCCATTCTTCTTTAAGCCTATCCAAGATGGTATGGACAATCCTAAGACAGAGTTATCGTTTAGGGTTCCTGCAAAGAAAATTACAAAGAAGAACATGTCTGAGACGGATGCTGATGAGATATTAGGTCTTGATACAACAATTGACTGGCTTAATACCGCAGATAACTCTTATGATGGTCAGAAGCTACTAAACCTAGTTCATGACGAGAGTGGTAAATGGCTTGTACCAAATAACATATTAAACAATTGGCGAGTAACTAAGACTTGTCTTCGATTAGGTAGTAGGATAGTTGGTAAGTGCATGATGGGGTCAACTGTTAACGCACTAGCTAAAGGTGGACAAAACTTCAAAGATTTATATTATGATTCAGATCCTAATAAGCGTAATGCTAACGGTCAGACAAAAAGTGGATTATATTCTCTGTTTATTCCGATGGAATACAATATGGAGGGATTTATTGATGAATACGGCTTTGCTGTTATAGATAATCCAAATGTTCCCATCATGGGAATTGACGGCAGAGACATTAAGGTAGGTGCTGTCACATATTGGGAGAATGAGGTTGAGGCACTGAAGCATGACGCTGATGCACTCAATGAATTCTATAGACAATATCCTAGAACTGAATCTCATGCATTTAGAGATGAGTCTAAGCAGTCTTTATTTAACCTTACTAAGATATATCAACAGATAGACTATAACGACTCATTGATAAGAGATAGAGTGCTTACAAGAGGTTCCTTTAGTTGGAGAAATGGAGAAAAAGATACGGAAGTTATTTGGACTCCTGACTCACGAGGAAGGTTCTTAGTATCATGGGTGCCACCAGAAAACTTGAGGAATAATGTTGTAATGAGAAACGGCAAGAGATGCCCAGGCAATGAAGAGTTCGGTGCATTTGGATGTGACCCGTATGATATATCTGGAGTTGTAGGTGGCGGCGGATCTAACGGTGCACTGCATGGCTTAACGGCAACTTGTCTACATCCAGATATACCATCTAATATGTTTTTCTTAGAGTATGTTGCAAGGCCGCAGACGGCAGATATATTCTTTGAGGAAGTACTTATGGCCTGCGTATTTTATGGCATGCCTATATTGGCTGAGAACAATAAGGCAAGGATGCTGTACCACTTTAAGAACAGAGGGTATAGAGGATTCTCTATGAATAGACCTGATAAGAATGTTGCTCAGTTAAGTAAAACTGAGATTGAGATTGGAGGTATACCGAATACATCTGAAGATATTAAGCAAACCCATGCCGCATGTATAGAGTCTTATGTAGAACAGTACGTAGGATTTGATACAGAAGAGACGTACAGAGATTCTGATTTAATTGGAAATATGTATTTCACTAGAACACTTGAGGATTGGGCTAGATATGATATAAACAATAGAACAAAGTTTGATGCATCTATTAGTTCTGGTCTTGCTATAATGGCTACACGCAAGCATCTATTCAAGACAGAGACCAAAAAGTCGAAAATAATGATTAAATTTGCGAGATACGACAACTCGCACAATAATAGCAGTATTATAAAAGAATGAAGATCCCAGAGATAATTATAAGCAGTGCTCCATTTCCAAATCAGCTAGCTTCTGATGAAGTGAAAGCAACAATGGAATACGGACTAAGAGTCGGGAAAGCTATTGAGAACGAATGGTTTAAGCGTAAGGGAGGATCTTGTAGATACTACGATCAGTTTGGGCAGTTTCATAAACTTAGACTTTATGCTCGTGGAGAGCAACCTATTCAAAAATATAAGAATGAGATATCTGTAGATGGTGATCTATCGTATCTTAATTTAAATTGGGATATTGTTCCAATCATACCTAAGTTTGTTGATATAGTTGTTAACGGTATGTCTGACAGACTTTATTCTGTAAAGGCACAAGCTCAAGACATAATGTCGGCTGAGAAGAAGAACTTGTTTCAGGATATGGTTGAAGCTGACATGGTATCTAAGGATTTATTATTGAAGGCTAAGGATCAGTTAGGGATTAATGCATTTAATGTAGACCCAGATGAGCTTCCTGAAAACGATGAAGAGTTATCTCTTTACATGAATCTTAAGTATAAGCCATCAATAGAAATAGCTGAAGAAGTTGCTATTGATACAGTATTTCAGATGAATGACTTTTCTACTGTCAGAAGAATGGTAGACAAGGACCAAACTGAGATTGGTATTGGTGCAGTTAAGCATAGCTTCTATCCTGGAAAAGGCGTGTCTGTTGAGTATGTTGATCCAGCAAATATGATTTGGAGTTATACTGAAAAGCCTGACTTCTCTGACTGCTATTACTTTGGTGAGATTAAACAGATGCACTTTACTGAGCTTAAGAAAATTAAGCCAGACATCAGTGAGGAAGAGTTGTTAGAAATTCAACAGTCAGGAAGTGCATGGTATAATGCATTCCCAGTTATATATAAATACCAAGACGATATATTCTCTAATGAGTTAGTTACTCTTTTATATTTTAATTATAAGACAGACAAGAAGTTTGTTTATAAGAAAAAGAATCTAGAGAATGGTGGATCTAAAGTAATTAGAAAAGATGGCTCATTTAATCCAGAGGATAATGAGATGTTCCAAAAGGTAGAGGTCAGCAAAGAAGTTTGGTACGAAGGTGTAATTGTAGCTGGTACTAATATTATACTTCAGTGGGAGATGTGTAAGAATATGGTTCGTCCTAAGTCTGCATCTAACAAGGCTACTTCTAATTATGTATTGTTTGCACCTAGAATGTACAAGGGTCAGATTGATTCATTGGTGAAAAGAATGATTCCTTTCGCTGACCAAATACAATTAATACATTTAAAGTTACAGCAAGTACAAGCAAGGATTGTTCCTGACGGGGTATTTATTGATGCGGATGGATTGAATGAAGTTGACCTTGGAACAGGTGCAGCTTACAATCCAGAGGATGCACTTAAGTTATACTTCCAAACAGGTTCAGTTATTGGTAGGTCTTATACTGGTGATGGCGAATTCAATAATGCTAGAGTTCCAATTCAAGAATTAAATAGTAATAGCGGTCAGTCTAAGATTGGCGCACTTATTGGAAGTTATAACCATTACTTGAGTATGATTCGTGATGTCACAGGACTAAATGAGGCCCGTGATGGATCAATGCCTAACCCTGATGCACTTGTTGGTGTTCAGAAGTTAGCAGCATTAAATAGTAATACAGCAACTAGACACGTAATGGAAGCTAGCCTTTCTATAGTTAAGAGAATTGCTGAATGTGTATCTATAAGAATATCTGACATACTTAACTACGCTACTTTTGCAGATCAGTTTGCGATGCAGATTGGAAAGTACAATGTGAGAATACTTAACGATGTTAAAGACTTATATTTATATGACTTTGGTATCTTTATTGAACTTGACCCAGACATGGACGAGAAGGAGATGTTAGAGAGAAATATTCAGATAGCTTTGCAGAGAGATGCAATTGACCTAGAGGATGCAATTGATATTAGAAACGTAAAGAATATAAAAGTAGCTAACGAACTATTAAAGGTTAAGCGTAAACGTAAACTTTTAGCTCAACAGAAGAGAGAAGACCAAGTTTCACAGATGCAAGCAAATAATAATGCTATGTCTCAACAAGCTGCTGCAGATGCTGCTATTCAGAAGGTTCAGGCTGAAGCTCAAGTTAAATCTCAAGTTAAGCAGACTGAGATTCAGTTAGAGATGCAGAAATTGCAGATGGAGGTAGAACTTAAGAAACAGTTAATGGAATTAGAATTCCAATACAATATGCAATTAAAAGGAATTGAAGTAGATGGACTTAAGAAACGAGAAGCAGATAAGGAAAAAGCTAAGGACAAAAGAGTTGACCTACAAGCAACTAGACAATCAGACCTCATCGAACAAAGACAAAAGCAGCTTCCTGCAAAAAACTTTGAAAGTACTGAAGACGATTTATCAGGATTTGACTTAGAATCATTTGGACCAAAATAATATGAAGAAGGGATTGTACGCAAATATACACGCTAAACAAGAGCGAATTAAAGCTGGGTCAGGTGAAACAATGAGAAAGCCTGGTACTAAAGGTGCACCTACAGCAAAGGAATTTAAGCAAGCAGCTAAAACAGCAAAGAAGAAATGAAAGATTCAAGATTAGAACGAGCTGGAGTTAAAGGGTTTAATCAACCAAAGAAGACTCCTAGTCATCCAACTAAATCTCACATTGTAGTTGCCAAGGTTGGTGATACTATTAAGACGATACGTTTCGGACAGCAAGGCGTTAAGACTAATCAGACAGTTGGACAGAGGAAAGCATTTGAAAGCAGACATGCTAAAAATATAGCTAAAGGAAAGTTATCTGCTGCATGGTGGGCTGATAAAGTAAAGTGGTCACCAAGTAAGACTGCATCACCAAGCAAAAAATGGGTTAAAGGATCATGAAGACTATATCTATACAAGGAATAAAGCATCTAATCAAAAAGAATAAGAAGGGAGATATTGTTGTTGAACATACCAATATAAATAATGGTAAGTATGACAAATTAAATCTAACTAAAATGGCTAAGGTAAAGACTGTTTCGGAAGGTGTTAAGGCAACTAAGAAATGGCATAAAGAAAATCCATATAAGAAGAAACAATGAAAAAGATGACAATACCTAAGCCTAAAAAGGCTTCAATTGCAAAGACAATAAAAACTAAATCAGTGCCAAAGTTTAAGATGCCGAAAGCACCAAAATGTTAATATTGTTTTTTTAGTTAATTTTGTAACAAATTAAATCAAATATAATGAGTGAATTCAAAGTTAGGGCTGTAGAGTTCGAAGAGAAGTCTGTAGTTGAACAAGAGCAAGAGCTCGTAGATAGACATGAAAGAGAAGTCTTGGGTGAATCTACAGAAAGTGTTTCCGAAGAGCCAATAGTTACAGAGGAGACTATAATAGATGAAACAAGTGAACAGGCAGTACCTGTCACTTATGATATAAAAGACGAAGACGTTCTTTCACATATTAAAAACAGATACAACAAAGAGATAAACTCTTTGGATGATTTGTTTGCGCAAAGAGATGCTAACGATGATCTACCTGAAGACGCTGCTGCTTTTTTAAAGTTTAAGCGAGAGACTGGTAGAGGAATCGAAGATTTTGTACGACTT